CGAGCTCGCGGCGGCAGGCATGCGAGCGTCGGTATCGAATTGCAGCCCGAGCTCGTCGGCGCGCGCGTTGTCGGCGGCGATTTCCCGGTCGAGGGCCTCGACGTCGAAACCGCGCTCGGCCGCGACCTTCGCCCTCGAAGTCAGCCCGCCTCGAATCTTGGCGACGGCCGCGCGCACTTCCTTTTCCGGGTCCACGTACTCGAAGCCCGGCGTCGGCGTCCACTGACAGTGCAGCAGCGCGCGGAACGTGCGACGGTCGGTCGGGATCGGAAGGCGGCCCGACAGCATCGCGGCCTCGAGGAATCGTCGCCACACGGGCCGGCAGAATTGAAAGATCAGCACATTGCGCTGCATCTGAGAAAGTCGCCGGCGCACCTCGATCAAGCCCGCCCGGATGCTGGAGAAGTTGACGCCCGACAGATCGCCCGTCAGCTGCTCGTAGGTGACGCCGCCCGCGAGCGCGACTTGCCGCAGCTGATTCCGCATGAACGGCTCATAGCTCTGGCCGACGTCCTGCGGCGAAGAAAAGCTCACTTCCTCGCCGGGCCCGAGCTCTTGCATCGTTCCGGGCTCGAGCGCCGCGAGCGGTCGGTCGTCGTCGTCGCGGCCCTCGCTCGTGCCCGCGTCGAGCGGATTCGAGGCAGAGTCAGGCTTGCGGACGAATCCCGCGAACATCGCCGCGACTTGCTTTCGCACGAGCTCGGCGTCGTCGTACTTCTCGAGCTCCCATAGCTTCGCGAGCGCGGTCGCGAGGCCGGGCACGCCGCGCACTTGCCCCGGCCGGAGCACATGGAACACGTGCAGCACGTTGAACGCGGGCACGGCGACGCGGTCGCGGCCGCGGCCCTTCGAGAACTCGCCCGGGTGCTCGCGCCAGAAGTGATAGGCGACGCGCCGGCCGACCGCGTCGAACTCGATCCCGGCCTGAATGCGGCGCGTCGTCAGTTGGATTTCTTCGTAGGACGGATCGAGTAGCTCGGCCTCGAGCGCTTGCAGCTGCAGAGGGATCGGCAAGCCATCCTCGAGCCGTCGCGGGCGCACGCGCACGAAGCAGTCGCCGCCCTCGCGGAAGCTGCGGCAAACGATCGCCTGCATTCCGTAGAAATCGCTCGTGCCGTCCGCATCGCACGTCTGCACGAATTCTTCCCACGCTTCCATTGTCTCGCGGCGCAGGTCGTCGTCGTCGAGCACGAGCCGCGGAACGATGCCGTCGCCGACCGCGTTCGCCACGTACCCGGAAAGCGCGCTCTCGGCCCACGGCGATTTACGAGTGACGTCCCGAGTGCGATCGCGGATCGCGGAGACTTCGCCCGACAGTAGTGTGTTGATCGACGCGCCGCTGACGTCCCATGTGCGCGTGCGGCGGGCCGGTCGCCCGCCTCGCCATGCGGCGACCGTCGCCGTCGCGTTGAACGCGCGGCCGTGCGGATCGAACAAATGCACGTCGTTAGTACCCACTGCGCGTCACCATTCGTATCTGTCGGGAACGCTGCGAGCTGACGCCCTGTAGCTCGTCGCGCTTTCCCTCGAGCCATTGCAAAGTGCGGTACATATCGTCAACCGAGCGATACGTAACCGAGTGGTCCTCGTACTTCACGTTGAGCTCGCCGGTCGCGAGCTTCTTTTCGAGCGTGTCGATCCGAGCCTCGACCTCCGAAAGCGTCAGTGCCATGTGCTCAATCCTCCCGCTCGAGATACGAGCTCGTCGATCGGCGTCGGCCCTTGCGCTGCGACGGAGCGCTCGGCGGCGTGCCCGGAGTGCCCGAGCCGGAGCCCCCCGCGGCCGCCAGCTTCGCCGCGCGCTCGCATTCGAGGTCGAGGTCGAGACCGAGGGAGAACAGACCGCGCATCGCGGCCTCGCCGTACACCGACACGTCTAGCGCTTCGTTCCGACGCCCGGCGGCCTTGAGCTCCCAAACTCGCTCGACCGAGCCGTTCGGCGATGCCTTGTCGCTGACTTTCTCTGCCGTGAGCTGCGCGGCGTACCGCGCGTCGAACGGTTGCCCCGGCGAGTTGGTCGGAAAATGCATGTATCCCGGGCCCGCTTCGTGTATCCGCTTCAGGCTCGTATAGATCAACTCTTTCGCGTGATCGACGCGCACCATGTAGACCGGAAGCCGGCCCTTCGTGTTGCGCGACGGAGCTCGAGGCCAGAACTCGCCCCCGGCGCCGCCTTGCCCCTTGATCGGGAACACGTAGGCGAGCCGGCGATCCGCGGTCATGTACCTGTACCGCGGGCGACAGAAGTCGTAAGCCTTGAGCGTGTGCGCACCGGTGTCTACGCACGTCGCCCGGATGTAATCGACGCCGCCCCTCTGCATCGGGATCGGCTGCAGCAAGAGCTCGCCGAGCGCTTCCCATACCGCGGTACCGCTCGGGTCGCCGTCGAGCACGTGGTACGAGAGCAGCCACTTTTCGGAGCCGCGGCCGTACCCTTGTATCTGCACCTCGATTCGATCGTCCTGAACGTCAACGCCGGCGACGATCACGGCGACGGGTGTCGGCGCGAGCATCACACCGTCGCGCTCGGGATAGTCTTCGAGGCGTTCGGCGACGACGCTGTCGTCGAGTCCGTGATACTTCTCTTCCCAAAGCTCGGCGAGCACCGTATTCACGAAGACCTTTAGAAGCTCGGGATTCCCCTGCGCTTCAAGCCAGTAGGTGACGAGGTGCTCGAGCCGCATTGCATCCCACGGCGCGTAGAGGGCCGACACGTGGAAGCCTGCGCAGCCGCGGAACGGCGCCGTCGCTCGCCACTCGCCGCGACGGACTGCGGCCGCTCGCTGCGCGTCATTCCAGAGGCTACCGCAGTGCTCGCAGGCATAGCCCGCGGTCTCGGGCCGGTGCTCGCCGTGCTCGTCTTTCTGCCAGGTGACTTGCGGCCACTTAAGAAACTGATACTCGGCGCAGTCCGGGCAGGGCACGAAGAAACGCCGCTTGTCGGATCGCTCCCAAAGCGGCTCGATCATGCTCGAGCCCTTGTTGCCCGGGCTCGAGATATACACACGTTTGCGATTCCAGAACGCATGCGTGCGCGTGCTCGCGAGCTTGATCGGACTTCCCTCGGGCCCGGCACTCGCTGCCATGCGGTCGATTTCATCCATTAGCAGGATGCGAATCGGTCGGCCCGCGAGCGACGACGGCGAGTTGCTGCCCGACGCTGTCAGGTGCCCGCCCGCGAATGTTTTGTGCCGGATCGTCTGCCCGCTGCTCTTGCTCTTCGCGTCGGCGATTCGACCGCGCAGCGAGGGCGAGTCGCGCAGCATCGGGGCGAGTCGATCCTTCGACCACGCCTCGGCCATCTCGAGAGTCGGCTGCACGATGAGCATAGGTGACGGGTCGTGCTGTATGTGAAAGCCTACAATGTTCAGGACGCAGTCGGTTTTTCCCGTCTGACTCGCGAACATTCCGACGACTTCGTCGATCGCCGGGTCGCTGCAAGCGTCCATGAATCCGCGCTGATACTCACAGCGGGAGGTACGCCAGCGTCCGGGCTCGGCGCTCGATTCAGGCGATAGGCGTCGCTCGAGGTCGGCCCACTGACTAACTCGAAGTCGAGGCGGCGGTCGCAGTACGCTTAGAGCGACGCGGCCGATTTCGCCGATTGCCGGGTGCTTCGCTCGGATCGTGAGCGACGGCCTCGATCGGGATTTCTGCGATTTCTTCGAGTGCTTCCTCGACATACTCTCTAACGATCGCCTCGCAGACCCGCGTATCGGATTCGATGGATACGCGAGGGGCGACCGCGGTCGGCAGTGCGAGGAACCGGCGTTGACATGCGGAATAGGCGGACGTCACGAGCTCCTCGATTTCCAGTCGAGGGAGCGACGCGCCGCGCGTCTGCTCGTTTTTCATCGCCTGCGCGTCGGCTTGCTCGGCAGCGAGTCGGGCCCGTTCGGCGACGAGGTCGTACTCGCTGCCCTCGGATTGACGCCCGGCCGCTATCTCGCGCAGGTGCGTGACGTACGCCTGCACGCATGCGACGAGGTCGTATCGGCCGCGAGCGGCCTTCGGGAGAATCCCGCGGCGCACGAGTGCGCGAAGCTGCTCGTCGGACATGACGAGCACGCGCGACACGACGTTGCACGGCACGAGCTGCACGGCCGACACGGCGCTACTCGTCTTCGGGGCTCGAGCGAACGGCCTCGACGTAGTCGTCGGCGACTTGGCGCCGAACGCGCTCGGCGTCGTCCTCCTCGAGCGGATCGGTCGCCAGCGGTAGCACCTCGAGCTCGCTCGGATCGAACTCGACAATCCGGCCGGGCTCGAGGTCGATCGCGGTCTCGAGCGATTGCAGAATCGCCGTCGTCTTCGTGACGAGCTTCAGATACGCCGGCACCCATCGCATTAGATCGACGAGCTCGCCCTGCTGACGTCGAGGCAGCAAGCCCTTTGCCTCGAGGTCCTCGAGAGCCGACCATGACAGGCCGAGCATGCGCGCCGCTATGTGCCCCGGCACGAGCACGACGAGCGCCCCCTCGGTCGCGGTCAAAGCTGGTACCCGCATTGCGGGCAGGTGCGCGCCGTGCTGTCGGTGTCGCCACCCTCGGCGGCCGGAGACGCCGGCGGCGCCGCGAGAATGCGGGCGACCTCGGCGTCGCTGAATCCGGTTGCGCGCATGTCGGCGCCGCCGTCAGCGAGGCCGCGGATCACGGCGCGCAGCGCAGCGTCGTCAAGCTCGCCGTGCACATTGTTGAGCGCCAGATTCAAGCGCTGCTCGTCGGCGAGGCTTAGATCGACCCACTCGACCGGGTACGACTGGAAGCCCTCGAGCGCGGCCGCCTCGAGCCGCTGGTGCCCGCCGACGATCGTCCGCGTGCGCCGGTTGACGACGATGCGGCCGACTGCACCGAACTCGGCCAGCGATGCGCGCAGCGCGTCGAACTTCGGCCCCTCGAGCCGGTTCGGGTTGTACGGCGCCCGCATCGTCTCGAGCTCGGCGATCGGCAGAGCGTCTCGCGTGTCCTTCCGGCGTGTGCGCTTCGTCGCCTTCGAGCTCTTGCGTGCCGCCTTCGCTGCTGCCATCCGGCGACCTACGCGATTACGG